TTAAGAAAAAGTAAAGGCTTTGCCTGATTTTTTAATTGTTGTAATAAAAGGTAGTTCTTCCTTATATTTCTCTAACTGTTCCGTAAGTACAGTACTGCTAGTGAATATAACATATTTTTCACCGTGCTGTTCGAATTGGATGGTAGTGTACTGTGGACTTTTATCTTGAAATTTACTGGGTTTAATTTTATAACCTAATACTGTGATTTCCATATTCAGAATTTGGTCAATTTTTTTCTTCTTACCTTCCAATAATCCTTTATCTTCTTTTGCAAAGTCACTAAATCTGTGTACCAAATAGTCGCCTCCATTGTTCCTCAATTCCTAACGATTGTAGTAGGTTGTGGCTGTTGCACCACCTGAGCCAGCCCATCATGGATGCTAGGCTCGACCTGTACTGGTCAATTGTAATTTTTCCAGATTCATATTCCAAGGGCAGTTCTTTGGCTCGTTTTTTGAATCGTTTCTGGGTTGACTTCCTGAGTAGAATGTAACCTGGGAAATGTCGATAGCCTAGAAAGTCAATTCCCTGAGACACTGGGAATATTACTCCTTTGCTGAGTTTCATTTTCAGTTTGTCAGCAATGAAGTCTTCAATCTGAGTTAAAAGGTAATATAAATAGTTTTTATCCTGGTGAATCACTAAGAAGTCATCACAGTAACGCATATAAAATTTAGTATGGTGGTGGTGTTTCAGGTACTGGTCTACCTCATTCATATAAAGGTTCCCAAACCATTGGCTGGTGTAGTTACCAATGGGAACATTTTTACCACCAGGTACGCTGAATATTATATCTTCCAGGAGCCAGAGTGTGTCGCGGCATTTGATTTTTTTCTTGACTATTTTGTAGAGGATCTCATGATCCACGCTGGGATAAAACTTTGAAATATCCATCTTCAAACAATATGATCCGGGTCCTGATCTTCTGATAAAATCCATCAACCTTTTACTACCTGCATGTATTCCTAGGTTTTTTCTACAAGCGTAAGAATCCCTGATAAATAAGCCTTCCCATATAGGCTCAATAATATTCATAAGTGCATGTTGAACCACCCTGTCAGGATTGAAAGGAAGCCTGTAAATTTCCCGGGTTTTGGGTTCGTGGATAGTAAAAACTGAGTAGTTGCTGGTTGTATATGTCTTCTCAATTAGGCTCTTCTGGATATTTTTAATATTTTCATCTAGTTTTGATTCGAATCTTTTAATTGTATCCTGCCAACTTTTGCCTTTCCTAGCATTCCTGTATCCCATGTAAATATTGTCATGAGTTGTTATTTTAGAAAATAAGTTTCCATGTCTTTTCATGTAAAAGTAAAACCAGTGGCCCACGGGTTCCAACCACGTGGGTGTACTGTATGGGCCAGGGTTCCTCCCGTTGTGTATTTCAACAAACCATTATGGTATGTCGGGGTTAGTGCAGGGCCTAGATAACGTGGGGTTTTTGCTATCTTCAAGTGAACCGGCTGCTGATGTTCGTATTCGCATTCGAGCGATAGTTATTCGCATTCTGACACTGAGAACTGCAATTCGAACCATTATTCCAATTACTGCCTGCAAGGAGTAAGCGAACAATCGCAAACATGGCCCTGCCAAAAACCATTATTTTTTTCTCCTCGTATCATCGGAGCATTACATATTTTTTTGCGTGCTACGAGCACGATCTAGAGTGGCTCAACAGCGAACCGGCCGCCGACGATCGGATACGCAAGCGAGCGAGAGCTATTCGCATGCCGACACCGAGAACCGCAAAACGAACCAATAGTCCAACTACCGCCCGCAAGGAGCTTAATTTCCCCATAGCTTCCTTGACCATAAAATGAGCCTTTATTGTCTCCTAGATCCCTCCAATTCCATACTGGGGCCACATCGCCACTTGGATTTCCACTCGTGACTGTTTGAGGATCACCTGAAACAGTTACCTGGTGAGTGTGTGCAGCTGCATTGTCAAACCGAGTCCCATGATCACGCAACCATTGATACTCTACACCAGCACAATCTTCCCCTTCTTCATTACTCACCATTCGCCTAGATGCCGTGTCAATGTGTCCTCCTGTACTGACTGGGTCTGCTGAACCTGTGATGTTTGTTTTCTGATTACTACCTTCAGCAAATCCTTTAAATTCACTGTCGTCTAATAGTTTCATTCCAACTTTATTTCCTTTATCAACAAAATTATCCCAGTTCACGTTATCCAGAATCGTTGCTCCATAGACACTTTGAACTCCTCCGGCACCATCGTCCGAGGCCAGGTATATTTGTATCCATTTTTTGTTTGATTGTGAATAGGTCATTCCCCTATTGTCCAAGTTAGCACATCTGTGTTTGAGATCCCAAACCGTCCCGGGGAGAATAGCTCCGGCAAGGAAACCTGAAAGAGAATGACCTGAGATTGTCCCAACGTTTGCGCAGAGAGTATGCAGTCCCCCTATTTTACGTGAGTTGTCAGCTGTAAATCCAGCTGGGTAGGTGGCATTTAAGCTGAACCTCCAATCCATTAAACCATCTACGATTACGGCATAAAGATAGTAATCTTTCCCAGGTTGTACTGTTCCAGTGTCAAGTTTTCCGCTGATGCTGATTGTTTCATCTTCAAGTATGTAAAAAAATTGTTCTCCTATCCAGAAGGCCATCCGGTTCGAGCCCTTTACTATAATTTTGTCCTGGTCTGTTGGATCTGCTTCCAGGATCCTGTTAGGTTTATCAGGAAAATAGTCAAAGTTTTCAAACCTGGTATCTCTGAGTATCCCATATCCGTTGCTCATGTTAACTCCACCACTGCACTTTCTATTTGTTCTTCTGAGTATTCTCCTGTGATTTCAGATACTCGTACACCTTGTGTTTCTGCATTGAGACGTACAATATCCATCCATTCACTAAAACCCCGTTGTCGGTGTAGTGGTGATGGGTTTTCTATTTCTTCAGTATTGAAATCTGATTCTGGATCCTCTGGATCTATTGGTGTGGTGGCCCTGGTCACTGTACGGTCATCATGGTCTTGCAGTTCCTGGAGTTTCATGAGTGCCTGGTCCTGAAATTCAGGGGTGTTGAGAAGGTTTTCAAAATCATTGGGAGTTGCAATTATTTGAGGGAATCCTTTCATTCAGAATCACCACCTTTCTCAAGCACGTAAATGAATTCCCCGCCCGTGGTTTCTGATTTGTAGTGCATAACTTCGCCTTTTAGTGGTCGGTTGTAGGGTACACCTGGGGGAATGTAAATCAGTTTCGTGTTTGGTGTGTCATCAGTGCTTTTATCAACACAGAGAATTATTGTTGTGTTTCCTGTGTTGATTATACTAATATAGTTGAAAATCCATCCTGGTGTGATAGTAGCGTTTGAAGTGCCTATGCTTGTTATTTTTCCAGAGTTATAGTCTTCTATAGGGCCGGGTGAGCTCCCATCTGGATTTAATGGAACCATGAACATACCAGCGTTGTTTCCTTCACATTCATCAGGTCCACCTTTTCCTTCCTTTTTATCCATATTTTTGTATCCCATAACCATTTTTTATCACCTTTTAGCTTATTTTTTATTTAAATTGGTAATGCGGGTGCAAATGGAGGTATAACACTTCCATGAGCAACCCAATCCACATTTACAGAATCAGAAAAAGTACCAAGATTTACATCAACCAAGCGTACAACACACCTATCAACACTTTTAGACACTATACTGGGCTTGAATAAATGATTATGAACAGTAAAATCTAGTGTAGGTGGCTCATTAAACACTGCATTAAAATAAATAGTTTTATCTGCTGTTGCTGCACCTGTACCTACTACTGTGGTGGTTCCACGGTCAACCACTTCTATGCATTCCTGTTCATTAATAACTCTCCGAGTTGCACTTATAATACTTCCAGGAAATACTTGCGTGAACTTGATATAATCCAAGTAGATTTCTGATGCTGTGGTGGATTGTATTCTTATACTATATTCACTTTTCGAGTTGAATTTATGAATTATTGCTGTTCCGAAATCATTAACGGAGTCTTCATGCATGAATATTAATTCTCGTTCATGTACACCGTCTTTAATTATCTGCACTAACAGGTCCCAGGTGGATGATGAAGAACTATCCCACATAATTGTCAAAACCATGTCTCCACTGAGCTCACCCGCTGGGATCTTGGGTGTGTTAATCAGAACGGTTCCGGGCATGTTTGAATATACAGCTTTACCATTCAAATATGAAGAATCAGGCTTTATTTGAGCATTATCACCTTTAAAAAGAACTGCATCAAAAAGCATCCCATTGTTGACAGGTATTCCTGTACTGCTCATTTTAACACCTCGTATTCATAGGTGAACTCACTGAATTCTACATTGCAGTTCTTATCTCCCTGTACTAATGGTTTGAACCTGAATCCAATGTATTTGTCAATACTATCATAGCCTAATTGGCAGATGCCTTTACTATTTTCAGTTAAAATATTCGTGTAGACTCCTTCAATGCCCTTTTCCTTAACATAGGCATAGATGGGTAGGTTTTGTATTGTGCCCCCGGGTCGGGTGAATACTAGTTGCATGTTTTCCAGGCCAGGAGTTCCGTCTGGTGCTACAAGTGACTGGCTGAATTCATAAGCGTTCACCACTCCATCCCCAGGCTGTTCTATGGGAATGTAGCGTATTTTCATTTCATCCCATAGGGCCACTCCATCTATGTTGGATCCATGGGCGAAATATGCAGGAGTCCAACCAGCAAATGCGCTTCCAGTCCAGGATATATATTGAGTACCATTGATAACTACTGTAATGTGATTGTTTGAGCCATCATAGTTGAAAGAAACGTTTATATGGTATATTGTTCCTGTTGGGACTTTCCCTGTCATGAATGCTGTTTGTGTGATTGCACTATCAGATCCTCCGGCTCTGTAACCTAATCTAACATACGTTACACCACCAGCATAGTTGAAATCAACCCAGAAAAAGTTATTAGCATCATAGAATTGTGGATGTATTAAATAGAAATAGGGGCTGTTTGTTCCTGTTCCTTGGTTTAATATTTTGAATTTAAAATCATATTCAACACCATAATATGGGTTAATGTATCGATGAGGATATCTAAAATAGTTACTTTTACTATCAGTTCCATTACCTGTGTGTTTTACACTTTTACCTCCAGATATAGGTGAGGATGAGTCTATGGCCAGGGTGCCAGCGCCAGCATACCATCCTGATAGGCTTCCATTTTCAAAGTTAAAATAATAACCATCTTTATACACTATTGAGGGGCTGCTTTTATCAGTTGCATCTGATTTACCATAGAACATTAAAATGCCAGTTACATAGGGATACCCTGGGACAACATCTATTAGCACATTAAAAGTCGCACTTACGCCTGACTGGTAGTTCACACGGTCAGAACAGAGGTACGATTTCCCATCAGGATGAACGAAACGAACATCCGAGAAATCTGATTTCATACCAGACCTGTAGGCCACCTCTACAGTAGCCACTGGCCAGATTGCAGTTTTCATTCCCAGGTTACTTCCAGGGATTAACACAGGTGAACATTTACTCCAACCTGTGAGCCATGGTACTCCTATTTTAATTTCGTCAAAGTTTTTCCAACGTGCTGGTAAATTCATATAGAGCTTGCCAGATGTGGCCCCATCCTGACTTACATGTGATAAATCTGGTGTGGAACTTGAAGATGCTACATTGAATATTATATCTTTCGTAGTTTCACTGGTTGATATGGATGAGGTGATGTCTTCTGCGATGAGTTCCTCCTTCCCATCAGGCCGGATACCATACAGGGCTGTGACAATATAAACAGTTGTAGCTGCATCTGCCTTAGTCTTCAATTTGCACCGTGCACTGATCCACCTGAAATTAGATGATTCAAGGGGGAAATAACTGTTTTGAAATGTTCCAATTACAGCAGAACCATCTGGTTTCTTGAATACTGCCAAACCATCATCAACCGCATAAAAATTAGGATGAGGAGATTCTGTTTCTATGGCTCCGACTCCTCTTTTAGTTTTTTGTATATATGCCATAGTGGATCACCTTTCCTGGATGAATGCACCTGCACCACTGAAACCTAATTGTCCCAGGCCCTCCCGGGAGTACATGGCTTCAGAACGTGCTCTCTTTGCTCCTAATAGTTCCTGTTTCATTCTCAGTAATGTTGATTTAAACCGTTTACTTGGTATATTCAGGTCTATAGATGATCTGAACTCTCCTTTATTGAGATTCAACTTATTAGTCATTGATTTAATCTCATGATTCCCAGATAAGAGAACGTGAGGAACATCACTAATCAAGAAATTTGCAGGGTTTAATTGCACAGTTCCAAGCATGTTCAATGTAAAACCAATATAAGAATACGAACGAGCATTAACTGTGTCTTTAGCGTCTTTTTCAGCTTCGGCTTGAGTAGTAGTGTTGGTCATGTCTTCGGAATCTGTCCAGGTTCCATACCGGAGCATGCTATCAATATTCACATAACCAGTGCCAGCTGCTCTTTTTTCAGTATCATCTGGAGGATAGTACTTCCTGAATGCACGGTTGCAAATACCATTATTTCCTGTTCCAATTGTGGGTTTGTAGGTGATCCCACTCACGCCCAGGATGTTGATTCCCTGTTTTGCTGTCACCTCACCGGCGGATGCTGCGATCTCTTCAAAGACAAAAACATCATCTTTACGTTCAGCCCCGGGCTCAATGTATCCAGTGTAACCAACCAACTCACAAACATCACGGATAACTTCAACAGGGTACTGTGCATCAGATTCAAGTGTAGTTTGCAGAACAGCATCCTCACCAATCAACCCATAATTATCAAACCACATCACACGTTGTTTAAGATTCGGATGAGTGTCAATCGTTACAGTGTCAACAAATTTAATCTGAGTGATATAATAGGACTCTCCAGCTGCGTATTTATCAAAAGCATCTTTTAAATTGAATTTAAATGACTCTGGAAGGCCACTGAGAAGTAAATCAGCATGACCGATCACCTGCCCCTCTACTCTGGATGAGTTCACGGTGATAGTGTAATCTTTAGCATCAGTATAGTTCTCTCCTGTCCGGTACATTGTTACAACGATGTTAAATTTCACTGGATATATTGTACTGGCCCCTTTGGCCATGTAATCAAATACAAGGTAAGGATTTTCAGCTGCATTGATGGGTTCGCTGGCATTTCCCCAGATGATTTTTTCACAATCAAAACTATCATTTTCAGAACAATGAGCCAAACTCTTATTCTCATAATACAACATCAGGCCAGGAGGAGGCATCCCCACGGACTTATCATGTTTTTTCAGAAATCCACTAGTAATTACACTATTAAAATCGTTAACATTACCCATATCTTTTAAAAATGCATAGGTCGCTTTATGTCTAAAAAAGAGGGGGAATTCTATGCCTGTGGCAATATACTCCATGAATTGCATTAAATTACTGAAATTGTACCTGTGGGCATTCACTGATTGATCCAATCCTGAAGTTCCGTATCCTATGGCAAAGTTCTTAAAGGTAGGTGAACGGTAGAAATCAGCTTCCCTACCTACCAGGTTCATTTTGAGTACATCAGTATCCTCATTGAGAGTGTACCCCAAGAAATAACCCCCAAAATCAGGTTTAGCATGTTCTCGATCTTCACCTACAAAGAAGGTTACAGGATCCATGAAGTCAAAAACCATCCTAGAATATAAATTCTCAGGGCATAGGAAATCATCTTTAAAAATAACATCTAATTTGGCAGTGTTCATCTCAGCAATAGTATTTTTAGTATACTCCACCGATTGAGCATCTAAAGAAGTTGAAATACTAGAATCTTCAGTTGATAAAAGATTAACCCGTAAAACAATGAAAGATTCAAACCAAACATCCCGCTCATAAAAAGAAGCTTCCAAGTTATGTGTTCCCGCATTCAACCTATGCCGACCAAAATCCAACCAAGCAAAGTGATAAGCTGGAGTTTCAACACTTTTAACATCAACCAGTTTATCATCTAATTCTAAACGCAACTGTGGAGGGAGCTGGCCATCCTGTTTAATAGCTTTAACCACCCTAACAAAAATACGGTAATCTCCAGTTTTATCAAGATACAAATCTTTTGAAATACTACCAGAACTACCAGAATCATAACTATTGAACCCAAAAATAGGAAACCCATCATATCCACTCTGTGACATCGTGGAAGGATCCCGGGTACAGTTAGTGGCAGGACAGTAATAGATCCCGGTAACATCCTTGGCCTCAATATCCGCACGGAAATAAGGATCCTCATGAACAGTGACAGGATCCACACCATTCAGAATGGGTACGAAGTTTACTTCCTTCATGGCATCACACCCTATTCACTATTCGCATGCGTTGATTCACAGGATTTAACCATTCAAGTGCCAGGTTATTGAAAGAATCAGGACTACTTGGAGGTTGCATTTGGTCAAAAACACCAAGCCCTGTTAATTCACAAGCAGGGATTGAATTTGACTTAATTGTTGTTGGGTTTTTCTGATTGATCATTAAACCATACTTATTTTCTGAGGAATGTAACACAGCCCAAACAGCGTATAACTCCTGATGTATTGGGCCACAAAACATTTGATCTGCTTTTACTTCAAATGATGAATCGTAAGTTGGTGAAACGATGTATAATCGTAAGTAACGAGTGTTTGCGTTTTGAATAGTATAATATAGGTATTTGCCCACATAACTTTTAGATAATGTTATATCTGGAGTATAATGTGATGTTAAAGTAGATTTACTCTCATCTAATTCGTAAACATACAGCCTTGCTATTCCAATCCCTTTTAATCCTGTTGAGAATAACATTTGTAATCCAGAAAAATCAGTTAAATCAGTAAATTCATATAAATCTATATCATCATCGTCATTTGTTCGCATACCATCAAAGTATCCGTCACTCGTGGTAACGACTTTGATTGCGTAAGTTCCATACCATGAATCAGTAGTAATACTAATATTACTTTCTCCTGAACTAATCCATCCTTCGGTTGTGCCATTTTCCAAATTTGTTTGGTTTGGACTAAGTAGATTAAATGGATTGAATACAAGTGCATAATGTTGGGAAAGCATAGATACATCTACACCATCAGCTAAGCCATTATTTAACAAATTATCATGATATACAGTTGTTTTTTTAGAGTAACCAATTGGAGTATAGGGATGTTCAACATAAACTAATGGTTCACCACGTCTTAAAGTCCATATAGTGCGGTTTATCTGAAAAATAAGCTCTTCAGGAGTGTAATTCAATATTTTGATGTAATTGATATCTCCAATAGTGAATGTGTTTAGAAGAGCCCATTCTCCAGTTAATTTGTGGTAGAAATTTATACCTGCACTGGTAGGACTAATTTTGACATGATCATTGTAGAAAGAACAAAGCTCTTTTTTCAATGATTCATAAGGGCTGTAAATCTCTCTCAGAATAGATCCAGGATTATAGTTTGAAACCACTCTGGGACTTCCATTTAAAAGATTTATAGGGTTAGTTGGAGCTCTGAAAGTGTTATCAGTTTCACCATTTTTATGTAAATATACATTGCCACGGCTACCAATACCTGTAGAACTGTTTCGGCTAGTGTTAGGAATTTTGGCAACACTCCTGAGAACCTGGTCCTGCGTTTTGTAAACTTTAACCCTGTCAGTGTATACTGTACGGCTTGTAGTTTCATGACTGTGGTAAGTAATCCCCACGTTCAGGTTTGTAGTTTTACTCAGGTTTGATGGGCCTTTCCAGAAGAAATCCCATTCTGAGGTGCTTGTATTCCATAACCAGATAGTTATGAGTCCGTTTTCCTCAACTAACATTTTCCATTTAGTTGTGGTTATACCAGAACTTATGTTTTGAACTAGTACATGTTCTGTTGCGGTAGCTAAACGAATTTGACGTGCAGAATTAGACGCTGCACTGATAATTAGAAATGTGTCCTGCCAGCCTATATTATCTGACCACTGTCCAGGCTGTATGACTATGTGGTGTGTGGTGGTGTCCCAATTAGCACCCCCGGCCAGGGTGGGAACTTGTAAGTCAGCTTCAACATAGAATGGAGCGTCAAATGTGTCTTTTGACTGTATGCTCCTGGCTCCCCATTGGGGTGATCCTGTAATGATTGAGGTTCTTGCCCCGCTTAATGCTAATTTTCCACTGCTTACTGTTGCGGATCCGCCGGTTATGTTCCATGAGGTGACTTTCCAGGTACCGGTGTCCAGGGTTGCGAACTCATCATCCAACAGCACTAATTCCTCTGTTAAATCATAGCCATGTTTCACAGGAGTTCCAGCATAGGGGCTGGTAGTATAATCCATTTCCAAAAGGACATCATAGATGTTATTAATCAATTCGAGTGTGAGGGTTGCTTTTGCATACTTTTCATTTGTATGGGTTATGTCAACATCTCTGAGTAAATACCAGCCTTTATGATTTAATCGGACGTTATCTCTGGTGTCATCGTTTACATCTGCAGCATTCACCCATATAGGACCCCAGTCTTTCTGTACCGTGCTCCGTGTAGTTATCCCTCCGGATTCTTCAGTACCACCCCTGGTTATTAACCCACGGAGTTGGTTTATTTGCCAGATAGGGCCTCTGATGGTGAATTTTTCTTTACCATCCATCACTCCATAATCATTGTTTTTCTCGAAATAGAATCCCCTATCAAAAGAAAGTGGGCCTATTGTAGCTGTACTCATCTATTCACACCTTCATTAGTCGTATAATTCATCAACTACTTCGTTTAATTCTTCATGCACAGTGGTTCTGATGTTATTCATGAGTTTATCTTCATCATAGACAGGGCCATTGATGTTAAACACGAACTGTAACACCTTTTTAGCAGAACTCATAAATCCGAATCCACCAGCACCACTACCTGGAGGAGGAGACCAAGTACCACGGTTCTGGAAGGCTGTAGTATCAAAGTTCATTCCGTTTACAATGGCCCATACGTGAGGTATTCCAGTAGATCCCCAGGTTCCATGAGCCATGCTTGCAGATAAGCCCATTGCCTGAGCTAGAGATATTATCACCTGGGCTCCATCATAGCAATTGAATCGGCGATCTCGGAGAGCCTGTGCATTGCTTTTTTGGTCACCATAATAGAATTGATAGGCTGTTCTGCCGATGATTGCACTTGCAAGAGCATTGAAAGCTGCTAAACTCCCCCCATTTTTAAGAGTTGATAGGGATATGCTGACTCCTGCCAGGTTCATCTTCCAATTATAAATCTCAGACAGAGCTCTGTCAATCCAGTTGTCACTGAAATCCCATCCACCAGCATAACAGTTACCATCATAATAGCAAGTATCATCATTTTCAGGGGCAGGACCTGCACCATACATTCTATTCTGGGTTGACCTGAAAACCATAGGTGCGATACCAGCAAAGAGACCATCATTTGAAAGTCCTCCACTGTAATTCAACACACTTATGTCTGGCCCTCCAGCAGCACCGGGCCAGGTTGTACCTCCAAAACCACCACCCCCTCCTCCGGAACCTCTAGAACCACCTCCAGTTATGAAGTCCCAGAATCCTTTCAGATGATCGTATAAAGTTTTGATAGGACCCCATACTCCATCCCTGATAGCAACTGCAGCTGATAGCATACCATTTTTCATCTGATTCCAGGCAGACAGTATCATACCCACATAGGGAGATACCGCTCCCCAGATCTGGTTCATGATATTCCAGATGGTCATGAACACATTATTCCAAATCCATTGGGTTGTGGATTGAATAGTGGACCAGGTGGATCCTATGAAACTGGCCAGGATCTTAATCACACCCATGATCACCTGGATTCCAATCATCAGGCCCTGGGCTGCGAATATGAAAATGTTCATGAGCATGGTGCTGAAGGTCTGACCAGCTGCATCACCAAAGAGAAGAGTTACAATCATGGTCAAAGGATTATATTGAGCTATGAACTGGAACATGGCCATGAGGATACCATACCAGTCAATACCAGAAGCCCAAAGAGTAATAGCTTCCAGTAAGCCACCACCACCATCACCTCCAAAGATGTAACCTATTAACACACCTATCGGGTTGAATTGGATTAACCACTCACCAATAGCCATGAAAAGACCAATCCAATCAACATTAACGAGCCATGACATGAATTGACCAATGATATCTCCACCAGCACTGAAGATTCCCATGAGACTGTTCCAAAAGAACACCCCTAAACCTATCCAGTCAATATTTACAATAGCATTCCAGATCATACCTCCAAGATTCTGAAGACCCGGAATAATACCCTGCCATTCACCATCCTTGAAGAAAGCACCGACCAGAGCATCCCAAGCACCAGTTAAGGAAGTGAAAATACTGTATAAAAATTGACCAACACTAACCAGAGTATTCCAGTACCCAATTAGTACCTGCCAGGCACCATTCAAAATCAATCCACCAATCCAGGACAGGGCCGATCCAATAGGTGATAAAACACCCCAAACCCTGGCAACAGCGTCACCTAACAATCCAAATAAGTCAATAATGGCTCGGACAATATCAAAACCTTCTGTAGGAGGGAATAATTGATTCCATAATCCTTGGAAGTATGAAATTAGTGGTGAGAAGAATTGTAATAAACCACTCCACGCTTCTTTAATCCCATTAATAGTAGCCACAACATGAGGATTATTTGTAAATGCAGCCCACAACCTTATGACACCAGACCTAATGGCCTCAATCATTGTGGGGATGTCTTTCCACCAATGGAAATATTCTCCTATTTTATAGATTATGACTGCAGCAGCTATACCAGCTGCGATGAATGGCAATAATGGAGCCAATGCGCTCCAAATTGCCCCTGCAAGCAATATGAATCCTCCAGACGTGCTTATTGCTGTCACTTCAAGACCGAAAAGAGGAAGTAACATGTTTATAAAGTTTAGAGTTGCGGCACTTGCTGCAGGGATGATGGTGGAAGTTAATATTATTCCAAACCCTATTAGTGCAATGCTTGCTATGCCTATTATAATTCCTAACTGAACCCATCCTGGTAATGCAGCCCAACTACTAGATAACCATCCAATTACATTTTTAGCACCATAGGCAAGGTCTGCCAGGGCCATGGTAATGGCATAAATCAATGGAGCAGCAGGTATCAGGAAAGCTCCGAGGAGCTGGCCACCAGCAATAGTTAAGACTTGAACAGCATCATCAAGACTATTGATTTCTTTTGCCATCTGGGTTAAACTACGCTGTTCCAAGACCTGATTGAGTGCAGCTATGATTCCTTTTTTATCCTCTTTATCACCACTCCACAAGCCTGTGGCTTTAAGTGCATCAGCTGTAACTCCAATCTCACTTAGTCTGCGTTCCCATCCTTGGCCCTGATCTATTAAATCTTTGAGAGCTAAGGCAGAGTCCCGGGCCGATCTTCCTTCCATGGCCATTGCACTAGAAAATACCGCACTGGTTTCTATGAAATCCTTAGCTTCACTTGCATTCAGTTTGTAGATACGAGCCATCTTGGCAACTTCCATGCCGACCTGGTTCATATCTGTTTTGCGGTAGATTGTTTGGAGTCTGGCCATCTCGTTGGTGTACGCGGTTAGTTGTGAGGAGTCCCATCCCATGCCTCTGGCCATTCCTGCGATTTGTCCTTGGGCATTGACTGCACTGTTGGCAACATTCATTATTTGCATGGCTAGGTCCATACCTAATGTGATGGCTAGTATTCCTGCTGTAGCCTTTAGTAGGTTCATTGCATTGTTAAGGCCGTGCATCTTTGATTGTGCTGTAGTTGCATTGTTCCCGGCGTTACTGGTTGATTTTGCTGTGTTTTCTAGTTCTTTGCCGGTTTTGCTGGTGGTTTGGCTGAGGTTGTTCATGGTCTGATTCAGACCATCACTATTCTGCTTTAGCTTTGAAACCTCAGAGCTGGATCCACTTGCTCCTTTCTGGAGGCCATTTAATTCAGATTGTAAGGATGCTGCTTTTGATTTAGCACCGCTTAACCCCTGAGTAAAATTGGTAATATCCAGAGTTAGGAATGATTTAATTTCTCGTCCACCGAAAGCCATGATAAAAGACTCCAATTTTTTTGACTACTACATTTATAAAGAATAACTAACAAATGTCGAGGTTTTCTTGCAAACTTTAAATAATATGAATTCAAAAAAATAATACACAAAGTTAAAGGAAGGTTAAAAATGGTAAAAAATATAACAAGGAGTATACGAATTTCACCTGATGACAAAGAATTACTTGATTTGCTTGCAGAACACAGGGGACTTTCATTCAGCAAAACGGTTAATTTAGCAATAGAATACTTCATAGCTCACGAATATGACCTAATACGCATGTTAAAACTCAAAAAACTTGAAGAGGGGGAGGATTAATGTTTGGATTGCCTTCGAGGAAAGAACAAAAGAAAAAACGAGAAAATAACAATTTTCAGGAATTTTTCAGGGTTAAACCCATAATTAGTAAAAGGCTTACATTTCCTCCAGGAGTGCCGTGTAATATAAGACTTCCAGAATATGATTCAGTTAGTCGAGGTATGCTGACTAAAGGAGTGGCTACAGCTGCATTTGGCTTAATTGGTTTTGCAATGACTAGTGGATCAAAACAAATACAAAAAGAAATTCACACTAGGATGATCATCATTGAGAAAGGGGTGAAATTTGATCGTGCTACTGAAAATGGTGGTGATTTAAAAATTCCTTGGGAAGAAATAGTGAATGTAAATGTATACTGGCATGCTGCAGATTGTGGATTAATATTTGTTTTTAAAGATAATTCTACTCTTAATACTAGTTTCTTTGGGAATAGAAGGTTTACAAACAAAAATGTGTTAACTAGAGTTGCAGATTATATTAATTCTCGTGCATCTGGAACTGTCGATGATGGTTGGAACGTTCCTGCATCATTCACTCCTTTGGATGAAAAACATGTTGAATCTAAACCTTCTGAAATGGATCCTAACTCCTGTTCTAATTGTGGTTCTCCTATAGAAGCAGAAGCTAATTTTTGCAGCGAATGTGGACAAAGACAAAAAATTTAAAGAAAACTATTTAATGATCTTTTAAATAGATAATGCTATATTTTAAATTCATGGAGAAATACACATGGTAGATACTAGAATACGAAAAACAAGAAGTGAAAGGGAATTTGAAGAAGCAATTGATGAATACATAACTATGGGATATAAAGTTCAAAGTAGGGGTGAAAAAACAGCACAATTACTTAAGGCACAATATGGAAGTCTTCTTTCTCACATTTTAATACTTATATTCTTTTGTTGGACTTTCCTCCTAGCAAACCTACTTTGGTTAGTTTATAATTATTATAGTAAATCTGATAAAGTCCTTGTAAAGCTAATTGAAGATAATGAAACAATACCCAGTGTGGGTTAAAACATGTAGATGGATGATTTTTATTATCAATACTATTTTTTCTTTTTTTTATTTACAATATTTCAACTGCAGGACCTTTGGCAGGTGAATGTGGAAGGTAAAGTATAATTTGGAGGTAAATATTTTTCAGTAACTTATAAAATAAGTGATCAGACCACTGCATAATTGGTCTGCATGGATGGAATTTTCATATCATTAAGAGTTAGTAAGTCAACTGGTCGGTTTTCTTTCTTTTGATGTATTAGGAACATGAAAACGGCTTCAAGATGTATTGTATCTTCTTTTACATCGATTGTCATTTCAAAGTTGAAATTCCTTAAAGAGAATGGTTTGACATGGAAGTATTTGGAGGCATCCAATATTTCCAGAGCTACTGGAATGTTATCTTCACTGAAATCAAGTATAACATTATCTGCTAATTCTACAGATTCCTTATAAGAATAAGGCTTTTTAACCTTTAAAAACAATGCATCTGCCTGAGCATCATAGTTACTTATCATTTCAAAATCCACGTCACTCATTTTTCTCTACCGTTCTCTAACTTTCACTGACTGTTCATATGTAGTTACAACTTTTATATCTTTTTCTTTTGAATTTTCAAAGTCAATGATAATGATCAGATCGTGATTAATTCTGGAATCATCCTGTTTGTAAAATAATTTAAATCTGTTTTTTCTCTGTTGAAGAATTCCAGAAACATCTTTTTTCACTAAATAGTCATATATTAAATTTTCATTGATGTTTCTATCTTCCATCCTATCTTTTGCATGAGGGCCTATTTCAATTTGGTTTTGATTACATTCTGATAATCTTGTCAATGCATGCGCAATAGGTGAGGTCATAGATTCAAGTTAAATTTTTATAGGATATAAATAATTTTATTTAGTGTATTCAATTATTATTGGTGGTTTAATATTCACATCTGCATTTATAGCTGCTGATATGGCTATTTTTACCATTTTTTCGCAACTCAGGGTTTTAGTCTGTTTTAGTGCGTATAGTGCTCCTCTGGCATCGTATCGTCCACTGCCAATGGCATCGTAATTGTCATTAGATTCTACAATGTCATAATCTTTACCCAAACGGAATAATCGGCCTTTGTAACCGATGAGTAAGGATGAATCGTATTTCATTTTATGATCGTCTACTAAGTTTTCTTCTTGGAGTTTTTCTTTTAATGCAGGAACAAATTCTTTAAGGAGGTACAGGAAAGGATCTTTGTGTTTGTCGGTGGGAGGGTCAAAGTCATGGTTTAGTATTTGTCCTATTCTGCTGCTTCCTGCTACTCCTATTATCATTCCGTTTGGTGTTTGGAAGATTTTTTTCTGGTTTTTGAGTATGGTATATGCTCCAAATCCATCATTGTTACCGCTGTCTGCGGCCATTACAATTTTCTTATGTGGTGTTATAACTCCTGCGATGCATGTCATATAACAATCACCTTAGTTTGTTGTGCTCTAAAATTTAAGGAAGGTTGAACTATAATATTTACAAAAAGGATAAAGGAGGTGATAATTTATGCCAGGTAAGAAGAAAGCCATACATGTTGTAGCGGATAAAAAAGGTGGGTGGAATACTAAAAAAGACAATGCTAAACGAGCTTCAAAACATTTTGACACTAAAGCTGAAGCTGGTAAAGCTGCTAAAGATCAGGGTCAGCGGGAGAAGACAGAAGTTATCACGCACAAGAAGAATGGACGTATTCAACGGCGTGAAAGTTATGGTAATGATCCATATCCACCAAAGGACAAGAAATAATCATATTTTTTCTCTTTTTTCACCTTATTCTTGGTATGGTTTCTAAATATTCCATGAATTCTTCTATTTTATCCACCATCTGCCTTAATTCTCTATTAAATAATCTGTATTCTTGTAAATCATGCACCCAATGATAATCTATCTCTATAACATTTATAAGTTGACATATGTTGTCTTTTTGTTCATTTAATGAAGTTTTTAATTCATTTAAGAAATCTTTCTTGAAATATTTGAATTTGTTTTCAACATCAGAATCATTATTTTTCAACTCTTTCCGAATATGGATCAATGTTATTATGTGTTTGTCAGGGATTATCTCTATTGTACAGTCTATTAATTCATTTATATCCTCATAAACATCCATATTGTCTTTATATATCTTTTTTTCAATATTTTCTACTTTATTAACGGCTTTTTGGTACAGTTTTAATTTTTTATTAATTTCCATAACCCTAATCCCCCCTCATTTTTTTTTATTCTATTATCCTGTAAAATTCTTCTTCTATGATGTTGTATATTTCTGTTTCTGAGGATGTTATTCCTTTTTCTAGGTATTTCCAGGTTCCACGTTTAGGGTGTTGGAATTGTTTTTCATGTTGGATCCAGCTGTAGTCGTATCCTCTGCTCCATGGGTTGTTTCGGACTGAGTATCCGAATTCCATTTTAAAAAGATTAGTTAGGGTGTAGATGATTTGTTCGTAGGATTCTTCTAGGTATCCTTTGTCAAGGGGTACGTAGGGTGTGGTTTTGGTTTTGATTAGTAGGCCTGCGTCGATTAGTGCATCGAAGAATCCTGTTTTTAATTTCAGTTCCACTTTTTTGGCCCATGATTGGAACTGGGAATCATCAACCCTATACATAGTATTCTTTATGCCTCTGTTTGTAGTTCACTCATTAGTTCTTCCATTTCCTCGGAATTTTTCTCTCGGGGTTTGGTTTTGCCTTTTTGTTTGTTGTATTCTTCTTCCTCTTTGTCCATGATTTCTTTCTCACGTTTTAGAAGGTGTGAAGTGGTGTAGGTGTCGAGGTTCCAGTATGCGTCTGGTGAGAGGCTGATGCCAGGTATCCGCCTCACTATTAAGAAATAGTTATCCAGCATCACCTCTTCCAGGATCAAACTTAATGGTTCAGATTTTTTGGAGTTGTTTTTGTCGAAAGTTTTCGGTTCGGTCCATATTGGCTTTTATAACTTCACGGACTTTCTTATCTATCTGTGTCTGAGTGAATCCAGATTGGCACATATTATAAAACATTCCTAGGTTCTGTACTTTAATGAGGTCTATGCTGTCGTATTCTTCTTTGAATTCTTCCGGTGTGAGGGGGTCTATGAGTAAGCATGCGAGTTCTGCATACGTATTTTCCAGTTTTTCTTCCAGTTGCCTCATCTGATCTTTACGTTCATCTCCATCTTCACGTAACTGTTTCTCCAGGCTTCGTTTTTCCTTGGAAAGGGTGTCAATATCGTCAAGAAGTTTGATGGCTTTTCGGATTTCTGCATCAGTGGGGTTTTCTGCTGATTCAATTAACTGTATCCTTTTATTGGCCCTGTCAATCTGTGCCTGAATATCTTCTAATTGTTCTTCTAGGTCTATGTTGTCCTGGAGGACTGGTTTCATTTCTTCCTGGAGTTTTTCTATGTCTTTCTGGAAAGTGACTAAGGTTTTGTTACTGCATCTTTTGAATTTCCTTTCTTTTCCACAGAATTCTATTTTAGCACGAGTAAACATCTAAAAAACACACCCCTATACGGTTCCTATATGTAAGTTTGCTAGTTCAGAAATTACTTCAACAGTCATGAAACTGGCCAGGCTTTCATCATTGATTTTAAACTCAGTTTCGATTGATTTACGCTCATCACCAGATTGCGGGCTGTCACATTTAGTAATAGTAGCATCTGGTATTAGGATGGCTGTCTTATGGAATATGTCAGTTGATGTAACAGTCTCGATTTTAGATCCAATGGATTCTATCAAGATCTGTTTCCTAAGTGGTTCTGGTGATACGTTAGTCCCATCAGTTGTTCCAGATTCATACTCTGTCTCTACCCATTTGGTCTGTTCTGTCCAGGGTATGGTGAATCCTCCCTCGGATTCTCTTATGCCCATGTTTTTGGTTTCAGTACCGAAATCATCCCCTCCGCATGGTTCACTTTCGGCATTGTTGTTTACTTTTACATTGCCTTCTATTACACATGGGAAGGCATATTGTGCTTTATTTGCTTCGGTTAGTGTCACTCCTACCGGGGCATAGTAGAGGATTGTTTGGCCTGCTTCTATTTTGACCTTTTTAGTAGGTACTACTCGGGCAGGGTTGGGTTGTTTGAATTTTGGATAATCGCTAACAAACTTAGGAGCTATGCTCATGGGTTCATCGTTTTTGAATTTAACCTCTAGTTCATTGAGCATACAATTGTCATAGACGTATGCATCATTTGCAGTCTTAGCATAACCATTATATAAGGTACAGAGTGGTGGATCGGATGGGTTTACAACATCAACTGCAAAGACGTACTTTTTGGCTTTAGTGGCTCCTGCTATTGCGGGGTCTGGGCCGGTCACATGTCCAAAGAGTAAATACCAGTAGTCTTCCCATCCTTGCTGGTATCGTGCTTTATCCTCGTAACCTGGGCTACTGGCTGCTTTTTTACGGTACATTCCCATGGTCAGGCTGGATCCACCTGTGTGGCCTTTATCTTCTTCGTGTTCTATTTCTTTTTCAGGTTCGAACTCGGTTCCTGGGATCATTATTAGTGGTTGTTCAGGGGCTGTTTTACCGGTGGGTTTGATCCCCAGTGACCAGTAGTGATATGCTAGGTTAGGTGCTATAACTCCCATATTAGTCAGTCCTCCTCTTCTGTTTAGGTTTTTTTACGGGTTTGGATTCTTCTTTTTCCACCCGTTTAAAATATCCTGATGCATCCAGGCAGGAAACCAGTCTTTTATTATCATCAGGTACTTCAATTATCTGATTTTTCTTTAATTCTTCGTCTTTTTCCATTATTTCAAAAGCTACTAGTTCCAGGGTCTTATGTCCGTCTGGCCCTGTATATTGGAATTTCATGCAAAAATCCCTCCTTCTATAAAGTATATCTGAGTTTGAATGCTACTCTGAGCAAGTTACTGAAAAAAACCTCTTTATTATCCTCATGGCGCTTATAAACCAGAGCACCGATGGGATAGGTTTTATGATACTCTAGTTCTATACTATGCCGTGTTGAAAGCTCACCTTTAACACCCCCACGTCTGATTAGGGTTATTATTTCTTCTTCGAAATCCCATAGTTCCATTAGAAGCTTATTTTTATCTAGTGTAGCGGTGTGTCTTCGTATTTCTAGTTCTTTAACGTATTCATCACAGCCGGATGGTTTTTCCTGTTTCATTTCCCCGACCTTGTAGCTCAGGGCAGGTAAGGGTGTGTTCGGATCCATGGTTGAATCATCATAAAAGATCCGGGTGTACTTCCCAGATTTAATGATGAATCCGGTTAGATCTTCCAGGATTTCCTGTAATTTACTCAAAAAAATAGCCCCCAATATTTTTTTATATTAGGCTGAATCCAATCAAATCCTCGTTAATACCATCATCGATGTTATCATCAGTGGGAGTGTTTTTATACGTGTCTATGGCCCTGTCTACTATTCCCAAGAGACGGTCCGCATAGTTTTTACTTTTCTGTGTTCCATCACTCATTACCTGGCCTTCATGCTCCCACCGGGTGAGCCAAGTCATGGCTGCAGCTGCAATGTATTTGTACTTGAGTAGTTGGTCTGGTAAGGTATCTGTCTGGAGGCCATCTCTAACATAATTCTCACCATCAATTAAACCAAGATCCAGACTTTCAAGTGTGCAAACAGGACTGTTATTCTTAAATATGATGTCGATGATGTCAAGTGAATCTAAAGTTGTATCTAAGTGGATACTTAGCGACTTAATACCAGACAATAACTGACTTTTTGGATCCATCCCTTGATCATTGACTTTAAAAGTAACTGCTCCAGACTGCCCAGCACTGATAATATCACCCGATCCCTGAAGAGTTAAAAGAGTGACTTCAGCACTCATAGTGTCATGAAAACCTAGACTAATCTTTGAAGGATCCAACTCACTACCTGGAGTTAGTTTGATTTCAACTGTATCTATCGAAAAATAATCACGCTTTAATGTAGGAATGATAATCACATCATCCGCCAAACCAGTGAACCGTAACAAGTTTGCATGAACAGACCCGGCCACTAACTGACAGGATGGTTTTACGTTGTCTGATGATTCAAAAGAGTAAGGGTATTGTCTGTCAACCTTGAATTCCCTGAGGTAGTGGAGGATTTTATAATAATCCTCCATCCGGGTTGCAGGGTCTGCCAATACTACCACCCTATCTTATTATGATACGAAGTCAGGGAACCGGATCATCCTTTCGCCCTTAGCCCTGGGGTATGCTCCAGCAGTACAGGCCACCTTAATTGTGGTCATTGGTTCGGTTTCGGTGTCTGCATTATCAAACATTAACATGTTTACAGGTGGAAGTAAAGATTCCATTCCCTGGATAGTCGGCATGGATTTAATCTTAGGGTTCTTGTACTTCATCATGATAACATCTAGAGCTGGCACGTCTCTATCAAACCCTATAGACTCTCCATCACTAAAGTTCCTTCCTCCCCAGAAGTTTTTAGCGTTAGCTAAATCAAGGGCATCTTTTACAGTAAATCCATTTTGAGGTAAAGTGTAATTACTGACAGATTGGCCAGCTCTTGCTTTAAGTTCAACATCGGCCTCAGAACCATAAGCTATCATGTTGATATTGTAGGGTAATGGTCTGATGTTTGACTGGAATCGTATCACATCCCTTACTAATGATTTGAACTCAGTAGCAGCTTCGCCCCATTCGCCAATGATTTTACTATCAGTTACAAGAGTGGCGTTGTCTTTTGCAGTCTTGTAAACGATTTCATCTAAATCATTAGCAAAAACATAACCCATTGCACTGATTTCATCCATTAAGTTGAAACTGGGATGTTCCATGTCCTCATTAGAAATAGTGTATTGTATTTCATTATGAGCTAGTTTAAATCCAGAAGGAGTGATTACTTCCCCTCTAATTTTACGTGCACTTGCACCTTTAGCTAACTTCTTGGATTTCCCGGTTTGAGTTAGGAATTTATCAATAGAGTCACTTTGAACTATTGTAACCTGTTTATTATCTACTTTCGAGAGAGGGAAGTTTCCAGCAAACCTGTAACCTTCAACCATTGAAAGTTTTAGTTCTGCCAGGTAGGTTCCGTTCTCAAAGTCAGCGTACATTTCTTTAAGACTTGCCATATTATTATGCCTCCAAAAAATTATTAATATACATTTTATTCTCTTGTTACAACTCCAATTCCACCGTTGCAGTCAACAGTGATATATCCTCCTCTGTTTGCAGCGATTGCATCGTAAGCGTAAACTACATTGGTAGATGCACTGGTTTTGTCAAGTTTTCCATTTGCAGGATTGATGTTCAGTTTATCCCCTACGGCTATTTCGGCGTTATCATCAGCTAATGGTAGCTGTATTTCTTCTGATTTGAGTTTATAAGCACCAACAAATCTTTTAGGATATGAACCTTGTACTGTGGTTTCTTTAGGTAAACTTCCCTCTACCTCTGGGGCATAAGGGTTGAAATGAGTAGCTACTTCTCCATTTACAGCCAATTTCATTGAACGTTCACCAGTTCCTCTTATCAGGAAGCTTTCTTGATTAACCTGTGATGCAAATGTGACCTGTTCGTTAGGTAATCCATTGTTTGGATCTACTCCTTCATGGTAGGTCATGGTGCCTTCTTCCACTTCGTAGGTTTTCACTTCTTTTTCTTCAAAAAATGTTCCAATTTTAGTTGCCATAAAATACCTCCAAATTTAATTATTCAAATTTTTACCATCTTTTTTTCTTCTTACGAATCTTCATGAAATCAACAGGATCATCTTCTCCAGGGGGATTTGTTCCCTCATCATCCGAACCTGGAGCTCCAGGACTGGCCACTCCTTTGGGTTTTTGTGTGATGATTTTATGTTCCTTGAAGAATTCGAGTTTCTCCAGGGACATATCCTCTAATTCATTTTTAAGTTCTTCATCATCCCCTGCTAATTCTTTAACGAGTTTTTCTTTCTTTTTCTTCTCGATATTATCATATTTCTCTGCTTTTTTCTTCAAATCTTCAATTTCTTTTGTTGATTCTTTTTCTTTCTTTTCAGCTTCTTTTAAATCCTGTTCAAGCTGTTTTTTTTCTTCAACAGTTTTATTAGCATTTTTTAACTGAGATTTAAGGATCCCAATTTCTTCCTGCTGTTCCTGTTGCTTTTCTAATGCTTTCTCCAAAACTTCGCTTTTGTCACCCAAATTATCATCCTCCGGTTTTTTAATACTATTATAAAGAATGTGATGTCGTGGTGTTTTTGTTAAGCCCACCTCTGTTAAAACACCAGGTAAAGGCAGATAATATTCATCATATTCTATTAAATCAATGTCAAAAACAGGGCTGAGTCCTTTACCTTTCAGATCTAGACCTTCAGGTGGTTTGACCTGTAGGATTCCATCCTTGTAGACGAAGTTATCTATCTCGGCTATGACTTTCTTATCATGTTCATCAGTCACATCTAAGCTGCCAGTGGTAGCTGCAATTTCTTTTAAAAATTCCTCTGTAAATCTAACGGGTTTGTCCAGGCCATGGTCCTCATAGTTGACTAGGCCAGGTTTGAAAATAGGTATTAAGATAGTACCATGCCTCCAAAAAAGTAATTAAAAAATAAAAATAGTTTAAATGAGAGTTAAATCCGTATATTTCTCTGATTCTTTCAAATAATCTAAATATACCTGAGTAGCGTTATCTTTCTCAGGAACTAATTCACAGTGGCCATTAGGATGATCATATTCCCATTCATCAATCCGTCTTGGGGGTAATCTGGCTTTACCATAACATTTTTCACAGGTACGCCGTCCAGCAACAACCCAGTAATATAACATGTTTTTACCATAACGCATCTTCTGAGCAGCCCTGGTAATCTTCTGTTTTACAAACTGAACATTGAAATTAACAAAATTCTTAGTCTTCCTCATGGCCCGTTTAAAATTAGCTTTTAAATTGAACTCATCAGGCACACCCATACCTGCCTTAAACGCTGCAGCTTTGACTTTCACATCATCTTTTAACTGATTCAATGTGGCTTTCACACTTAAATTAAGAGTGTTGAACGTTTCTTTAAGGTTATAATCTAATTTTACTTTGGATATTACTTTTTCATGTATTTTGTACTCTGTTAGTATGGTTGTGCGGTGTTCTTCAACTATTTTGGTTAATTCGGTCTTGCTGGTTTCGGATATTTTCTTTTCAGCTTTTGCTGCTGCTTCTGGGAAATGTTCAAGAACATAGTCAAATGATTTGTATTCAAAATCCGTGTAAAGTTTAGCTAGAACTACAAATAGCGTGATGAGCATTAACTGTTCATCCATGGGCATTTTTTCATCTATTTCTGTGAATTCATCGGAGCTGAATGATTCTTCACTCCAGCCCAGGATCTCATCATAGGATGGTATTTCAGTCACCATCATTCATCACCCTCTTTGGATGAATCATCGGTTTCATCCTCTTCTTTAGGTGGATTTCCTTTACCTTCATCTGATTCCATGTATGCTGCTTTTTCATCCTCTTTTTTTGGATGGAAGTTAATCCAGACGTTTCCTTTTTTACCTGCCAGCTCCAGGTCTGGGGTGAATATTTCATTTTCAATGTATTTTTTAAGCCATTCTCTGTTATGCTCTAAGAACATGAGGCGGCCCGTATCTGGGCTGTCCATTAATACCTCAGCAGTGGCTCTGTTGCTGCCCTCGGTATCGAACAATGCGTGAGGTGTTGAGAGTCCATCAAAAATTTCATTCTTAAAATCCTGTTTATATTTTGGAATATCTGGCAGGGTACTGGTTCCCACCATTTTGGCATCAACCCCAAAAGGAAGAGTTACTACTCCTTTTCTGTGATAATTTGATGTAGCCTCCATCACAGCATCACTGGATTTTTTAGTTAATCTTGTCGCCGGAGCATCTTTACTCCCCATGGTAACTACAAGGATGTTACTGTTTTTAAACACGGTTTTAGGCATAAGATCAGAGAGAACTCTCCTATAATAAACCGGGTCCAGGATGTCCATCACAGTGGATCTGCCTTTACCTTTGAGCTCCATATATTTAGCATTGATGACCTCTCCTGGCTGGAAGGGTACAGACCATTCTTCTAGTTTTTCCTCCAGTTCATCAAACTTCTTAGCTAACCAGCCTTTGTTAGTGTCCTTATTACGCTGTGTGAGTTGTTTATATCCTGTAACTTTCCCATATTCATCGTAGATCTTTTTAATTCGGTAGTTTTCAGCATCAAAAGCTAATAATCTGAGGTGTATTTTGTTTTCTATGATGATTTTATTGTGGAATACTTCACCATCCACCTGGCCACTCCATAACATGTCACGCATGACCTGGACTATGTCCCAGTCATCGCTTTTGCACCTTTCTTGGATGTACTTCACAGCATCATCATTGTCACCTTCAATCACAAAATTGGAGATTGTTTTAGTGATATTATCATTGAGGATCCCTTTTACTATAGGATCATTAGCTGCGAATCGGCAGTTTTTGATTGTTCTTTTGACTTTGAAGGGTACGGTGTCTATTAGGTTCACTGATTCTGTGTCTGTTGTTTTTGTATCATCAGTTTCTATTCCAACCTCTTCTATTGCGTTGGGTTCTGCATTTTTCAATAGAAAATTTTTATAATTGATCCGGTCTAACAATCCCATAATCCCACCACTTTTTTTAGTAAACGTAGGCTTCTTCCTCTTCAATGTCCTGCTTTTTATGTATGCTTAAAGGTCCCAGAACACCATAAACATCATAACCCATAGCATCCATGGCATGGTTTCTGAAATCAACAGGTTTTTCAAGAATATTCCCATCCTTATCTTTCTGATACTTGTAACCCTTGATTTCCCTCTTAGTTTCAACACAAGCCGGACCTATATGGACCTGCACACTCCTGTTTGTTTCAAGTCTTGCAGCCACATCTTTAACTCCAGGAACAGCATCAAAACCATTTTCACAAAATTCTTGAATCCGGTCAGGTTCAGCAGCATCACAATAAACCTTATCCAACTTTTCAGGTGTAAGCCCCTCCTCCTGAAGAGTTACAATAATCAAATCAATAAACTCCTGAGTAGTTAAGCGTCTCTTGTAAACTTCACGGACAATATAAGGTTCACCATCATACCAGCCAATTAATAAGAAACAGGAAGGATTATTGTAACCGAAATCAACACCTGCGGTCCATTTCTCAACACCACTGACCGGGGTCTGTTCATCCCAATTTTCAAAAATAATATTCGATAACTTACCCCACTTACCCAGAGTGTACTTATAATAAAGTTCCAAGTCAATTTCTTTTAATTCCTCATACTCTTCAAGATACTCAGCTGGTAAGAAAGGATTTTCAGAGTAATGAAAATGAAGTATTTTACCTCTCTTTTGACGATGAAAATAATTAAAAATCCAATGATCAGTAGTTTCAGGGGTGACAGTTAACAATAACTGCCCATAGTCAGCCTTACTAACCTTACTCCTGATACGTTTTTCAAGCTCAGCAAAAACATAAAATGATATTTCTTCCGCCTGTTCCACCCAAACAAAATCCAGGTTCAGACTTCGGATTTTCTTAAGATCATCTAACGGTTTAAACAGAATCGTACTACCAGTAGGTAATCTTATGATTCCTTCATTTTTATTCTCATAAAAAGGAATACCATAATTTTCTAAAGCTTCTCGGATTTCAAGCCAACTAGTTGCCTTCAACGCTGGAAGAGTATCACGAAAAACACCAATACGAGCTTTCCTATGCTCTAAACCATACTTTAAAACCTTATGGACAGCATAAGTAGTTTTACCAGAACCAGCACTGCCCTCAACTAATAATTTACGATCCTTCCGACTGATGTTCTTCTTTTGCTTCCGGCTCAGCCTCCAAATTATCCTCTTCATCAGAATCCGCCTCTACAATAGTAATGGTAAATTCTTTCTCATCTTCAGAACCTGCCTTGAAAACTTCCAGCTTAGCACGGACAGCTTGAATCCCAAGTTTTTTAATATCTAACTCTGTAATATTGTTCTCATGATCAACATCCAAACCAGTCCTATTAGCTACATCAATAATACCATCAAGAAACTCAAGATCACTAACCGTCTGATCCACAGCACCTTTTAAGCGTTCTTTACTTTTCTTTTCATGGTATTCCTTGGTAGCTTCTTTGTTGATGTTGAAATCATTTTTACGATAATTGTAAAGGGTGGTTCGTCCGATCTTCTCAGGTGGATCCTGTTCCTTGAGTAAGTTTAGGATTTCGGTGTCACCTTTACCTTCAATGATCCAGTTATCGATCTTTTCCCTGTACCTGGAAGTCTTCACTTTATTGGGTCTGGCCATGGAAATCACTGTGTTCCGTAATGTTCGGAAACTTTCAGAAATGTTCAGAAAAGAGGCAGGTCTGGGAAAAATATCATAGTTAAAATAAAAATGTCATTCGTTAATTATTGGGTTTTATCTGGGAATGTTTATTTTAATTGTTTGTCTGGATGTTTTGGTTGGTTGCTTTTAAATGAATCTTGTTTCGGAACATTTTGGTGTTTAGGAACAATGTCATTTTCATTAATTTTTTCAAGTACTCCTGGACAAAGTGGACATGATAATTCAAAAACTCTACCTGTAACCTTGTCAAGTTGACCATAGTTCTGGACAAAAAATAAGCTGATTTGGTCATCAGGAGAGACTGTGATCTTTACCTTGCAGGTGTTGCATTTTAAGTGCAGATCCTTCATGAATGACCATCTCATTAAGTTATTTCCCACAGTTTTCACTGAATTTTTTTTGAGTTACTCTTTCTAATTTCTTTAAGAATTGTTTGTATTCTTTTTTGTCACTCATTTCACCGTTCAAACATGCTACCCATTGTAATAACAAATCCATGTTGGTTTCTAGTGCTGTTAACCTGCTGGTGATGTTGATTAACATTGTAATTAAAAAAATAGAAAGTGCTATGGTTGGTGCTGTTATTGCTAAAACAATTTCTATTAGTTCCATAGGTCCACCCTGCCTCCGTAATATCAATTGCCCCCGTAAATGATTTTAGGCAGCGTCTGCTGAATCTTCAGTGGTTTTAGTGTTTCCAATAGAACTTTTAGTGATGAACCGGTCTATGGCAAATGGTACCATGAACGCTGTGAAGAACACTACAAGAAAATCAACAACTACATCTCCACTCAAAGGAATTAAACCTGTTCTAAGAGCTAATACTGCTCCACCTATTCCAGTCACAAACGACATGACCACACCTATCTGGAGCACACCATTTACAAAGAATATTCCTAATTTGTACCCATCCATCTGCCATACTTGGAGAAAAGCCCCAGATATAGCAGCTATTATTAATATATACATTGTTTCTATCATTTTTTTTCAACTCCTTTTTTTTAAATAATTAATTAAAGAACGTGTAACATCACTTACAAATGCAAATACGAACCCTAAAAAGAATCCGAAGATGCTCCCAAAAACAATACTGTCAATAAATGATAATTCCATTAATCTCTCTCCTTAGTAGGTTGTGAGATTGTAGAGGATGATTAAGAAAAGAAAGATTAAACTGACTAAGATTATTGTCACAATTAAAAGGTCTTTATTCATAAAAATCAACTTCAGAATTAATATTGGTCCTTTTTGGCGTGGAGAGTAGAATCTGGTTAAAAACAATCCGAAGAGGGTCCTAACTATCACAGGGTTTTATTTAAGGTAGGTTTTTTTTTAATTGGTGTCTGCTCTCCACTATGCCAAGGACCATGAGTTTTAGTGGCCATGGAGAAATCGAAAAAAACATGGCCACCTGAGGTGTATTCATTTGCTGTGTATTTGTTTCATCCAATTGGAAGGGGATGAATGTGAGTAGGAGCGGGCAGTTTAAGGTCTCTTTTTATGTGCTCCATCTTTTACTGCCAAGGACCAATGATTATTCTAGAATATAATCACCATAATCGCAGCGATCATTCTCATAAGGACTGTAAGTCTTATCAACATCACTATAATCGTACATGTTCCCTAAAGGATAATCAACCCATCTTCCAGGGCCTATCTGCTGAGGTGGTCCTGATAAGACTATGCCACATAGATTACAATTAATGTTAATGCAAATCAATTCATCATGTTTTTTGTCAAAATGAACTATTTTATTCTCACAATCTTTGCAATTTTTAATTTCAGGTTCTTTCTTCTTTGGTATTCGATAATAAGCAACGTATTCGGGGTTTCCATATATGGTAAGGTGGCCTTCGGTGCATTCTCTTTTGATGCCTTTCTTTATTAATCGGTGATTACTGGGGTTAGTCTGATCTAAACATTCAGGACAAATACCATTACGTATTAATTGTAACCATTCAAGATCCTGATCAAACTTTGCCAGACCGCACCAACCCCTCCAGTACTTTCACTTCTTACTATAAGAACATCACAAACATGAGACACTGAATAATGGCAGGTTATTTCTGAAAAAAAGAGTTAATAACACGAATTTAAAAATAATAATTTTGGCATTATCTTTTAAATTTATTCTGTAAAATGAGTTTAAAAATTTCAAAAATCCATGATTCATCAACATTACCTGGACCTTTCTCTAGAGTGTTTAATAACCTATAGGCTTTTTGTTCCAGGTCTTCGAATTCATTCTCGGTGAATTTTTTAAGTTGCAACCATTTTTCATAGGTTTTATAAGCTAATGTCTCCTTGTTAATATCCTGGCCTAATTCTTCCATCCGAGTATAATAAGCATGTGCAGCTTCCAGCTCTGTGGGATGCGTTCCCTGGTAATCCTGAACATCTCCATGTTTCACCCTAGCCATCCACATGTTTTTACCTGCATCCTTCCCTTTATAAAATTGGTGTTTCGTCACACCTGGGAAAATACTATCATGCCCTACTATGGTTTGAGCTGCACAGGTTTTACTGATTTCCCTGAGTTTTTTCATCCTCAGATCCAAACTATCTTCAAGGTGGAGTATTACATTATTTTTATCTGTTTTTAGAAAGTATTCAAAATGCCTAGCTCTACCATCATGTCTTTTGGTGCTGCAAACATACGTAATTTTTTTACCATGTTTTAAAGTGGCTGTGTCAGGTCCCCAGTTTCCTATTTTGATTATATCTGCATTTCCAGCACAATATTTAAATTTGAAAACTTCACCTTTCCTTTTGCCAGCTGTGATAGTACGTTGATATGTGAATTCTTGGCAGTTCTCACATTGTTTGCATAAAGTCTTTTTTATATCAATTTTCATTGTATCAATCAAAATAACTTCTTAGAATATTTTGTAGTTTCCCACTGAAACTATCCCCCTCTTCCTCAGAGACTTTTTCAACTAGACTTTTAGGAAGGGACACGCTTTTACGGACAAAAGAGTCTTCTGAAAGTTTTTTATAATGATCAATAAGGAATAAATCAATAAGTATCGCTTCCTGGAGGGGTGTAACCTTAGCTTGCCTTATCCTGTTCATCTCATCAAAAGCTTTATTCTCAATTATACGTTCGTTTTTATACGTGTCTGTTCCAAAACCTCCAAACATTCCAGTAATATACCCTGATATTAGTCCCGCATAACTGAAAAGATCCAATTCACGGAGCCCTAATTTATACCCATGGTAAATTGCAAATGGGATGTAAAGATCTGTTCTTAGTCCAGATTCTGTTCTTTCCTTAAATTCTTCCATTGTGTGGAATCCACTGACCCCTAACTCATTCATAAGATTTATTATTTCTTCATCCGTCACTTCTCCCATTAAAAAAACATCTCTAGGGTCTAATTTTATATTATATTCATCTTCTATCATCTAAGCTCCTCCTTGCATTATAAAACAATCTTCGTCTTTTAAAATAGTTATTTCCGCTTTTTCTAGTTCCTGTTCCCCATCATGTATTTGGATCCCATGTACTTTTTTATCCAGCTCTTCCACAAATCGTTTTTTAGCATGGTTTTTATCTTTTGCTTTAAGTATGACCACGCCTGTGTCCCAATCTTCTAAAACATTTGTAAAAATAAAAGTATCCATTTCTATACCTCTTTAAAAGCCCAAAAGTACTGCAGGGTCTATTCTTCCAAGTGTGCTTGCTGCCTTCAATACTCTTTCAGTCACATCCGTATTGTATATTCTAAAATTATTCACGTCGTCGCTGATTATTGACTCTTCATTGCCATTTTCATCAGTTGCAACTTTAAAGATGCCTCTGTCAAGAACGTCAAGTATTTCCCTCTCTATCTCTTGTTCACAATTAGAATCAATTTTACAATTAAGTAAATCCATTAAAACAGCTTTTAAATCCACTGTTTCGTATATGTCGCTTGTTACTCCAGTTAACCAAATAACCCAATTTCCATTTTGTAGTTCAATATCATATTCTGTGTCAAGGGCTTCTAAAGCATTGCACACTACTGGAGCATCACCTGCTACTCCCCAGTTCACATAGTGATCTGGACCGTCCCATTCAATGTTTCCAAAATCTTTCATTGTTTTATCTTCTTCATTTGAAAGGTTTTTTAAGTGTTTTATGAGTTGTTCTTTTGTTTCAAATAATCCTAAGTAATCCAGGTTTTCGCTGTTGATTTCTACCATGGTTTTTATCAGTTCTTCTGTGATTTCTGTTTCATCATAGCCACGTAATGGCTCGTAACTCCAATCTAAAACGTAGTATTTGTTTTCCCCTCTTTTCAGTTCCCAGTTCACATATATTTTTTTCACCATTTTTTTCACCAACTTTTTTAAGTGCAAGATTTAACTCCTGTAATTAGTAGTAAGTTATTAACACTATATAAAACTAACTATTCAGATCAATAAAAATAGTGGCCAATCCCCAGAGAAGTTGGTGAAAACAAAACTCCAAGGATGGCCACACAATACTATTTGCTTTTTTACTATAAATGAATAACTCACTTTAATCTTTATAAGGCCTTATCCTCCTATTCAATGCCATGTGTTCCTGGAAATATTTCCCTAACTTAGTAGCAATACGTAAGTATACAGTATTTGTCAATCCACTCTCACGTGCTACACTATACCTTTCAACTTGCCCCACACCTCCATTTTCATTAAATTTGATATAAAAAATCAATGCTAAAACAACAGTCTGCCACTTACAATGAGCACATAATTGTTTAACGGTTGGTCCGTTTTTGATTAGGTAGAATACTTGTTCTTTTAGCTCTCCAGGGAGGTGTAATGCTTTGACTTCCATCATGTTCTGCGCATATCTAATTCTTTCTTTCTCCCGATAATTCACCATCTGATGGTTCTGGCCTTGCTGGTTTATTTCACCTTTCTGTTTAGTTTTATATTTTTTAATTAAGTTATCCCAGTCTTTTTTTTCCTTTTTAACGTATGCATTTCCAACATCTTCCGCCGACATCATCCTAATTCATCCCTCTTTTAAAAAACTGTTTTAACCTGTGGATAATCATGCAAATCTTAATTTTTAATCTAGACCTTCTTTTTAATCTCATATCTGGACAGTTTAAACTCCTGAATTGCATTCTAGGATTATCACCCCAATAAAACTGATAATCTGGTTTTCCCAATAATTTTTCAGCAACTTTCTCTAAAGGCAGATTCCATCCTCTTTTCATAACCTTGGAGCTTGGGGTGTGTAATAATATTCATCTTCACTATCCCAATAAGCCCCGCACTGTTCTACATCTCCAAAATCATCATAAACCGGATCGCAAGATTGATTATAACACTGATAACTCCACCCATGGTAATCTGCCCACATTGCCAGGACGGTGGGAATAAACACACCAAGGTAAGTGGCACTCCCACAGTTAGGGCAGGGGTGTGGCCATGGTTTGGTTTCAACGTTGGTTCCACGGTAGATGTGCAGGTTTCCACAGGTTCTATTCCCATCCTCATCAACATGTTTTAACCTGCCACTTTTCACAAATCCATTGTAACACTCTGTGCAAATTGCTATTTCTTCCCCGGTTTTGATTCTTTCAACTTCATGGAAGTTGTCTGGTGTTAAATCACAGCCACATTCCTCACATTTAACCAATCCCATCATGATCCCTCCTCAGAAAACAACCCATCCAACTTCTTAGCAATGTTCCAAACATCAGGAATAGTGACATGGAGAATTTCAGCTGTTTTAGCAGCAGTTTGATGTCCAGAATAATATAATCCAATTTGAAGAATAACATAAACACGGTAATCTTCTTGACTCCAGAACTTTTCAAAATGGGATTGTTTCTTTTTAGGAGTTTCGTTCGACTCCACCTCTCGAATAAATTTTACTCGGTCTTCAGGTGATTTCCAACCAATCCGTTTCATATCAGCAATATATTCCTCAATGTACTCCTCATCGAAAAAGTTCTCATCAGAGCTCTTAATTTTATGTTCCTGCAACATGTGATGCCGATATAGATATAGATTATCATGAGGATTATCCGTGACATCTACCTGGGAATCTAAGTAGGTTTTGAGTTCATCCAATTGACTCATGATTCCACCCTAATTTTTTCTTTATAGGTTTCACAGGTTGTTTTTTTCTTAAGTTTCAACTGGAAAACATCTTTACATTTTAGAATAACCTCAGCCTGGCAGAAAGGACAGAATTTAATAGGAACTAACTCGATATGTGGAGCTTCATCTCTACCTAAATTTTCCACTTCAAGTTCTGAAATAAATTGTATCCCAAATTGAGGCCCCTTACTCCCATCATATTTAGAATGAGTTAATCCAAACACTTGATCCGTACAAAGCCTATCCATGGCTTCATTCATTGGGTCACAACAATATTTTTCAGGTTCAATGAGTTCAAAAGAATCTAAATAACGGCCACCCCCTGGAGATTTGCAGCCCAATGTTTTATTATAAAATAAAACTAGTTTCTCTCCTTCCTTATTTTGTTCTCCTTTATCCACAAAATCTTTTAACTCCATCTAATCAACCCTTTTACCATCTACAATAATCCCGGTGGTCGTTTGGTCTATGTGGATTCCTAAATCACCTAATTTAACATTAACCTCTAACCTGTGCCATTCTCCATCATCAGGTATATGATCCCAAAACAAATCTTCAATTCTTGCCATTCAATACACCTCTCTTCTCTATAAACCGTTTACCCCTATCCACGTGACTACAAAAACCCCGATAATAGAATCCGGGGCAGGGTTGGCAGAACCATTCTCCGAGATAATAGCAGACCTCATAGAAAATATTAGTGCCACGGACTAGGAGCATCAATAACTCTTCATCTTCATAGTCCACACAAATCCCGGCCAGCTCCGGATCCGTTGCATATTGGAGTGGAGTAAACATTCAACCCCTATAATTACCTAATTGCACTCCACCGGTCGCCCTATTCTCAGACTCGTTAATCTTTTGAATAAGATTTTTCCAAGCAACGCAACCAGACACGGGACCTGGAGTTTCAGATTCAATTACTAAAATGTAAACTCCATTCTGAGTGTCTAACATGTTACTGACTTTCCTGGAAGCTTCCATCTTCGTGGATTCTTCAACTTCAATATCCGCCACATGCTCAACCTTATGCGCATGAACTTTAAACTTCATTTTCCACCCCCCTTTGAACTAAAAAAGAATTTATTGACCGTCATTGCTAAATCAGACAACCCTTTAAATATCACGGCAAAGGCAGATTCTTTATTCTTTAAAATCTGCAATCTGCTTTCAATCGCTTTTTCAGTCCTGTCAAACATCACAGCCAGTTCATTATTTTTCAGGCCACGGTTTTTATTCAATAAAAGGAGCCGGTCATCCTCTTCAGACCACGCTTTATTATGGTTCACAGGTTTAGATTCATCAACTGACATGTCAACAGGGAGATCATGAACACGTCTTTTAATTGCAGCCGGGCTTCGCTTATGGTAACCCTTAACGTTCATCTTAGTCCTAATATGAAATTCCTCACTGATTTTGAATTCATCCTTACCTGCTTCCACACATTCAAGTAAAAATTCTTCCTCTTCAGGAGACCATTTCTTACCTTTACCCATCCCTAAACACCTCCAACTTGATGTATTTCAAACAAACAATACCCTACAATACAAAGAATCACACTTCCAACGAACAATTCATACCATAACATCAATTTAACCCCCTTCCAAAACTTCATCACAACATCCACATACCTTTAGCCCAGCACGTTCTTCCACAGCCTTATGGCCACAAATAGGACATAATTCTCTTTTTTCTGAAGGTTTTTCCAGTTCTCTAAAACCCAAGTCGCTTGCATGGGTTTCTTCATTTAATACAACATCTTCCATTCAAACCACTTCTGTCAAACGACCAAAGAACTCCTCTTCATCTACAACGATCCATTCCTCAGAGTCTTCACGACCTTTAAGATCACGGAGTAAATCTTCTTCGTTAAAACTCCAAGCTAGAACTTCCCAAACATATGCATTGTGCTCTTTTTTCATTAAGAAAAATTTAGGGGGATTAATTTGTCCTGTTAATCCCCTAATATTATCTGCACATATTGAATACTCCCCTGGACAACCAGTACAACCAGAACCATCTGGCTTATTATTCTCTCTACAAAACTTTTCCTGTTCTTTAAATTCTTCATAATTCATTTTATTTTCCATATTTTTGCTTTCCATTGTTTCACCCCTTTATCTAAAAAAAATATAATTTTAGGCTGCATTGGCAGATACTGAGCCTTTAAGCACTTCTAGAATCTCATCTAAACTGTTCTCAGCAGTCTTTGCAATACTGGTAGGTTTGATGTAAGCAGTGCCTAGATGATGTACGGGAATTAAATCAAGTCGGGCCTGTTCGCAGTGCTTATTCAGGAGATTGAAATCATAATCTTCCAGGACAATTCTGACTCCCTGGCTTGACATTTGAAAAGGTACAGGTCTGGATTCGTTAATCAAAGTTCGCATCCTATCGTCAATCTTACCCTCAAGGATCTGCTTTTGAACTAATAACAAGGTCAGTTCCAGGTCACCATTGATGACTTTAACCTCATCTTTAAGGATCTTATCAGTTTTCATGGTTTTTGTCTGGCCACGTGTCCAGGTACTTCTGCCGGCTGATAAAAGTCTCCGGACATCCATGGCATCCATATTATCCAGAACTTTTTTAGCCATTTCCTCTAAAGTCTTCTCTTTCCCATATTCAGCTCGTTTTTCCATTGGTATTGTTTCATTCATTTTTTTACACCTCATTTGTATTTACGACTTCTAATCTCTGCTTTAACCAGGTCTAAGAATGTTTTATCATCTCCAACCTGTTTTTTGGCTAACTTCCAAACATTCGACTCTGTAACCTCATCTCCTGTGGTTTGAAGGTCTTCCTCCACACCATCAACAAAGACCTGGATCTCCTCATTGTCAATAGGGTTCATGGAATTTGTTTCCATGTCATCACCAGCTGCACCTGTGGAGTCTGTGAGTTTATCAACCTGTTCCTGGACATCTGCAGGTAGGCCATCAGGGTAGATTTTTTCCAGGATAGGATCATTCGGATCCACCCAAAACTTCACATCGAAAAGTTTTGTTGGTTTTTTCTTCGGGTCTTTACTTGGTTGCTCGCCCCTGTAAATTATTTCAACCTCATAACCTGGCTTTATTTTACCAAGAACATCATTCAAAACAACAGTTCCATAAAATTTCACCATATCCTCTTTATCTCGTATAGGATGGGTTTCACTTTTCACAGTGTAAACCGTGTTTTTACGACCCATATAGGTGGAAGGTTCTTTTTTACAATACATTCCCACCAAACGTTCGCCTTCCTTTTTAGGCCCCCAGAAATTACTAGTTTCTGGGATTGTCACTTTTATCTTACCTTCTTTTGCTTCAGACATTGCATATACACCTCTTTTGGATGGGCACAGGTGGGACTTGAACCCACAACCGCCGGATCTGGAGTCCGGAGCACGGCCAAAATTTGTGCTTCTGGCCCAAAGAATGAAACCATAAATGGTTCCATTCAATCTCTCAAATATTCATGGCAAACGACCATAAGCAAGTGGTCGAATCGAGACAAGGGGAGTTGAACCCCTGACTTGTGGATCTACAGTCCACCGCTCTACCAAAACTGAGCTATGCCTCGTTTTGAAAACATGTTTTTAGGTTTGCCTAACTTTTTTTCCTTTTCTTTTTCTTTTTCTTTTTTAAATAATAATAATAATAATAATAATAATAATAATAATAATAATAATAATAATAA